ATTTTATTCTAATTTGATGTTATACTAGAGATAATGGCCGGGGGCGTCCTACTACGGTGGGAATTGGTGGGCAGGGAGTTGCTTTGTATCTGACCGCCATCAAACCGGACCCCCTATGCAGAGAGTCTTTCAGCTCTGCTGAAGCGACCCCACAAATTTTCGCCACTCAAAACCGGGTAACCGTATTCCTAGCATATCAGAGAGTCTTTCAGCAGAGCTGAAGCGACCCCCTCATTATTTAGAGACCTGTATTACAGCCTGTATTTGACCGCTGACATAGTTAGGAACTATAAGCATGGTGCCCTGAGGCGTCAATACAGTAGTTGGGAGATTGAAAGAAGAGTTATGACTATGAGAAGTCAAATTCGGCGTAACCGCAACCGCTCCGCTAGTCGCTTCGCTCTTAAAATTATAATCGTTTGGTAAGCCAGCACACCCATTAAGTGCTACTACCAGGACCAATGCTCTAACCAATATCATCATCAATTATTCGCTCCTTATATGAGGATTTAAGATTCTCCAACATTTTGGTGTGCATAACACTTACTTGGGGTTTAAATTCTTGGGGCTTCTCTACAGTTTTAAATAACTTGCCAAATCGTGTTTGGTTATCCCAATATTCACTGATAATATCAGCCAATTCTACCTTAGTTACAACGTATGTAATTTCAGGGATTGAGTCTGCATTTATAATGCCTTTTGCGTCATCTTTTAGTTTAAGTCCTTCGGCTAAAACAACACCTTTAGTTTGTCCAAGCGGAATAAGGTGACTCCAATGCCTATAATTCATATTGCCTGGATCAATGTATGTTTTATAATCCTTTTGTGTTTTAACACCTTTTAAGTGAGCTGTATGAACATTCCCACCGTGTATTGAACGTCGCTCTTGTATTTCTGTAATAAAAACGGGTTCGTCAATTATTGTATATTTTCCCATGTCATCCTCCTATTGTTATTATTATAACTTCTTTTTGTGTCCGCGTCTACCTTCAAATTCGCCAAAATCAATTTCTATAACTTCTACATCTTCAATATCATACATTAATTGGTTTCGCATAATGTTATAGTTTAGATCTCCATCTTTACTTGTATCAATCCAATGTGTAGCTGGTTCAGATTGTTTATTACTAGGTATGTCAGGTATTAATTTGTAATAAGCCATTGTATTCTCCTATATTATATTTATCGTATAAATACTATTAACAGTTAAAAGGAGGTTCAAATTGAGAATAACTTGCAGTAGATGGGGAACAAAATTTAGTGCATTCCAAGTTGAAAGACTTTATTCAGAATGTCGTGCATGGATGGACTTTGACAGTTTTCATGTCTTTACGGATCAACCTGAACCTTTACATAGCGATATAACAGTTTGGGACATTCCTAAGCATGAAGCATATCGTTCATGGTGGAGTAAGTTGATACAATACAAACATTTTACAGAAGGCAAAACACTTTCATTAGACGTAGACTTACATATTAGAGATCGTTGTGAGTTTCAATTTTCAAAAGACTATTTGTTAGCCCAGTTAGATCCATTAGCAGAATATATTCCATCTAAAAAAGTAAAATACATCAATTCAAGTTTCGTAACCTATGAAGGAGACTTCAGTTGGATACATGACAAGTATATGGCAGACTGGAAAAACATACAGTATCGCTATAGAGGAGATCAAGAGTTTATGTGGGGCGAATATGCAGAAAACTTTCGTTATCATAAACCTATGTTTGAAAGTTATAAGTGGAGTGCTAAGAAAACAGGCTATTCAAAGATGCCAATAGTAAACTTCCATGGTGAGGATGTAAAGAAAGACTTATGATTAGAGCTGAACAAAATTATGGAATAAAACAACTTCATGGATTAAAATGGGGAATCTATAAGTTTGTTAATGGTGGGAATCAAGTTAGAACTACAGAGTTCGGAGGTGATGTTGAGCGATTAAAAGATCAAGACTTGTCATTAGTTACTAATAAAGATAGGTTAATAATAATGGGAAATGTTTGGGTTCACCCTGATGCTGAAGAACAAACAAGATTTAGACATCCTGACCTAATTAATAAAATAGGTTGTGAAGCATATTACTGGGATAATCCACAGTTGCCACACCTATTATATCAAGGCGAATGGAATCCTCAAGGTTATAAAAACTGGATGCGATTAGTTAAAGGTAATACAGCAACGCAACCAACAAAAGATTCTTTATCTTATTATAAAAAAACTGGTCCTGGCACTGGAGCACACCGTATTAATAAACAACTTGAATTATTAACCAACGGCAAATATACTACTTGGCAAAGCATTGTTGGCCCACGTAGGGAATGTAAAATTAGATCAAAGAAAGCATTACTTTGTCCGTCAGGTGCAGGAATTTTTGAAAATTATTATGGCTTAAACAAACAAAAGTGGATACAAGACAAAACAAAAGAATTAACAGAAAAAGGCTGGCAGGTTCATTTAAGAGATAAGCCAAGTAGACGTGCCAGAGAAGGAAATAAACACGGACGGCTTTATCAAAGACTCATTACAAACGACATTGGCATAACTGTTTCAATACATTCAGTTGGACCAGTGGAGAGTTTGTTAGCTGGAGTCCCTGCCTTAGTTGAAGGAAGGCACGCAGGAGGAGATTGTGCCACAAATTATGATGAGTATTTAAAAACAGGAAATATTTTATTACCAAGCCAAGAAAAAATTGAAGGTTGGGTTAATTGTTTGTTAGAAGAGACTTATCACAAAACAGAAGTTTACAAAGGAGAATGGAATGCCATTTAAAAAAGGAGTGTCGGGCAACCCACAAGGCAAGAAGCCTAAATATACTTTAGGAGCAATATGGAATAAGAAATATAGTATGGCCAAAGCACAAGCAAAGTATAGAAAAGAGGAATGGGCGTTTGATCCATCAAGTTGGCTTAAAGTCTGGGAACTGTCAGGTGTAATGGAACATATGGGTGTTCACACTCATAGTTATAATATGGTGAGGTTAGATATTATTGAAGCATGGGGACCGACGAATTGCATAATAGTATCTAGACGGATGCACCTAAGCAAAAGAGCTTATGAAAGTTTTCATTCAAAAATAGTTCCTAAAACTGATTGGAAAAGAAAACACGGAGTATTAAAAAATGTCTAGGGCAGATAGTAGTGTATACACAGCAATAAGAAAAGAATATCCAAGAACATGGCGCATATGGTATAGAATGAATAGACGCTGTGAAAAACCTGGACCTCAAGAAAGTGCATATCTTGATGTTGTAGTATGCGACGAGTGGAATAAAGAAGAGTCAGGCGAGTATGGCTTTCTTAACTTTTTTGACCATATGGGACCAAGTGAAAAAGATTTACAAATTGATAGAATAAATCCATTTGGTGATTATGAACCTGGAAACTGTCGTTGGGTAGATCGTTTTGTTCAAAACAACAATACACGGTTTCACACTACTGAGAAAGGCCAAATGATTAAGACAGCAACTAAAAACGGTATTAAGAAAGATACCTACTATAGCAGATGCAAAAGAGGATGGAACCCAATAGACGCGGCAACATTGCCACCTTCGGCTACGAAGTATAAACAAAGGATCGTATAATGTTTAATAAAGAGTTTTCACCATTTGATGAATTAGAAGCATTAAAAAAGTTTGCCATTGGAGCGGATCAGCATATAGGTAATCTATTAAAAAATGAAAAAGAAATGATTAAGGCTGTAAATGCTGTTCACGAAAGATTAGAACGAATGGAACGTAGATTAACTTTAATGGAAAAAGTTTTAGAGGAAATTGCAAAAGCAAAATGATTGACACGCATAGAAAAGAAGCATTAGAAAAATTTATTCTACAACACAATCTAAAACGTGGTGCAGAAATAGGTGTATGGCAAGGAGAAACAAGTTCTCATATATTGACAAACACAGATTGTTTTTTATATCTTGTTGACCTATGGAGTGCAACTGGCAAATGGAAAAAATGGCCTCATGCAAAAAATAAACGTATTACACTTAAAAGAATAAAAAAATTAAAAAATTACAAAATACTGCAAGGTGTAAGTTGGGAAGTGGCAGAACAAATACAAGATCAAGAATTAGATTTTGTTTTTATAGATGGTGACCATTCAACAGAAGGTGTGCGTAATGACATAAACGCATACACACCAAAAATAAAACAGGGTGGTTACATTATGGGACACGACTGGAGTTGGCAAAGTGTAAAAACAGCCGTCTTAGAATTTTGTGTAGAACCACAACTGCTAACAAATGGTATTTGGTATTATAAAAAAGGAGAAGAAAATGAAAGCACCTGAAAGAACTGATAGGTTTTTATTACCGACAATGACTGTTGTAGGTAGTATTTTATTAATAGGAGATATATGGGGAGGCCTAAGTTCATACTGGGCGTTTCTATATGGTCCATTATTATTAATGGGGCATGGACAAGAATATAAATTCTTAGATTTAATTAGGAAACACTAATGACAAACAAGGTTGCTATTGTAGGCAATGGACCAGCAAGGAATTTATATCCAGGAACTTTCGATGGAGACGTATGTCTTAATAATGTTCCTCAACTTAATGTTGAATATAATTTTACAAGCATAGTTGATAGAAGATGTTTTGAATATATTCATAAAGAGAAATTACATTTTCCTAAACCTATTTTAACTACTAACGAATTATTTGAGCTGTCAAAGAAGTGGCAGTTTACAACTGAAGTCAAACCAGTATACGAATTAAAATTAATGAATTCGGCAACTACTGCGGCATACTACTTTGCTCAGACATATGATGAAATATGGTTATATGGGTGTAATGCTTTATGGAGCACAGAAGTAAGTAGTCATCAAGACGAAATTATATATAGACACAAAAGAAGGAATGATCTATATCAGCAATGGCGAACTAAATGGGAACAAGTTTGGATTACTGATAAAAAGTTTGTTATAGTGTGTCCAGAAGGGACAGAAGGAATTGATTATGGCGACAACGTCAAATGGAACAGCCCCAGCCCTCTATCTGCTTAATCACTGCTGGGAATTCGTGATTAAGCCCTTATTGAAGTCTTTATTATTCAAAAGTCATAAATAAGTGTGTGGAACGGAAACCAATTAGGAGCTTTTAATGACTATTACACTCAGACAAGAATCAGCGACAGGGGCAACAACAAAAGGCTCCTCGTTAACATTCGCAGAATTAGATAATAATTTTAAACATTTATTAAACCTTGGAACAGTCCAAGTAACAGCAGACTCAGGAACAGCACAAACATTAGGTGAGTCAGGTGTTCATTCAATACTTACTATTGCAGGAGCAGGTGGGGCATCAACAGCCATTGCGGCACCAGATAGTGCTGGAGAAACAGTAGTAACAGTTACATCAAGTGGAATTTCAAATGTTGTTGAAGATACAACACCGCAACTTGGCGGAGCATTAGATGTTAATGGACAAAACATTGTTTCAGTATCAAATGGCAATATTGCTATTGTCCCAAATGGATCAGGAAACATTTCTTTAACTCCAACATCAGGAAATATAACTTTAGGTGCAACTAACTATCCAACAGCAGATGGTAGTGCGGATCAATGGATTACAACTGCAGGAAACGGAACTTTAAGTTGGACAAATAACTTATATAACGCAACATTAAAAGATTATAAAGAAACAATTTACGCCAGCGGAGCTACAACAGGAACAATTACTCCTAATTGCGCCAACGGCAATGTTCAATCAATAACACTAACAGGTTCTATTACGTTAAATGCTCTTGGTAGTCCAGAAGCTGGACATAGCATGACATTGATTGTTAGACAACCATCATCAGGCGGACCATACACATTAACTTCGTCAATGAAATTTGCAGGTGGAACAAAAACATTATCCACTACTGCAAATGCTTATGATATTATTAGTGTAGTTTACGACGGAACAAATTATTACGCATCGCTGTCAACAAATTTTAGTTAAGGAGATTATAATATGCCTTTAGGAGCATTTAGATTAAACAGTCTTGCTAAACTTCAATCAGCAGGCGCAGTAGATTATACCTGGGACGACATTTATTATTTGGATGAAACTGACTGGGAAACAGTAGAACAAGACAGTGGAACAGCGGCTTGCGGAATTCATATATCAGAAGATGATGGCACTAAGATGTATCTTCTGCATACAAATGATAAGATATATCAGTATACACTTTCAACAGCCTACGACGTTAGCTCAGCCTCTTATGCTTCTAAGACAATAGACTTGTCCAGCGAAAGCGACATGAAAACAGATATGTGGATGAGTGACGACGGTGTTAAACTTTTCCTTTGTGGAAGAACTTTAGACACAGTTCGTTCATACACAATGAGCACACCCTGGGATATTTCAACTGTAAGTTATGACAGTAAAAGTTTAGACGTTAGTGCTAAAGAAACAGCCCCAAGGGGAATATTTGTTGGCGACGACGGTGCAGAACTTTATGTTGTTGGCACACAAAATGCAGACATCCATCAGTATACAATGTCTTCAGCATATGATTTAGCGACTGCTAGTTTTACAGCAACTAAAGATACAAGTGGTGAAGCATTAGGACAAGGAAACGCAATTCAATTTAATAGAAATGGCGAAGTTTGTATTATGTGTGACGCTGATGAATCTAAATGGCAAGAATATAATTTAAGCACACCTTGGGATATTTCAACAGCGTCAGCAGGGTCTGTTAGGAAGAGAACTTATGAAGGTATTCCAACAGGAATGTATATTACTCCAGACGGGAAAAATGCTTATGGATCAACAAGTCCTGACTACGCATATGATCGCATTTCACAATATAAATTAACTACAGGTATTACAATGGCGGCAGATTCTTTTAGCTCAGACTTAAAATTAGCTGTTCCTTATGCTTACAAACTGTCAGGGTTTTCAGATGTTGCACCTCGTAGACACGCAGGTTTAACAACAAACAATAATTGGTATGGTGGAAGTCCTAAGAGTCGTGCTACAATGGTAGCGGCAGGGACAGCAGTTAAATTCGCTGACTATGGTGGATGTGGAAAATTTGATCAGTCAGGTTCTCTTATAGCGAGTTACCATGCTACAAAGTATCCAGTAACATTTCCAACTTGTGCATCTGGCACTAATAGTTATTGTGTTGAATTTTGGATCAAAGCCACTGACGCAACTTCTAATAATAACTGGCACCTTAGTTCAGGCGACAGCGGAGGACGTTGGTTGTTTGGATTTAATACTGGTTCAACTATAAGTTTTGGTGGCGAAAATAATATTGGTATAGGAACTTCATGGACTCATATTGCTATTGTTTTACACAATGGCACGAAGTATTTCTACAAAGATGGCGTTAACCAAGGAGCATGGTATTCTGGTAATACAGGATTTACAGATCTTCACGTTGGAGCTTTCACGGCATCAGCAGGTGCAAACTTTAGAGGGTATATGCAAGACTTAAGAGTTTATGTTGGCACTCATAAGTATCCAAGTGGCACTACATTTACACCGCCAACCCAAATGGTATCAAGTTTTTCATAAGGAATAATAATGGCTATAAAATATACTGTATATTACACAAAAGACTCAGAAGAAAAAACACATATTCATAATTTTGATAATGAACCAACTTGGACAGAACTTGAAGCAATTAAAGATGATTTCGAGTATGACGAAATAACAAATTGGGTTAGGGAGGATGTATAATGGCATGGCCTAGTGGAAGTAAAGCACCAACTACAAATGTAGATAGCGGCACAGATTCAATTACAAGTGCAAGAGCAGACATTAAACAAAACATTGATAATGTCAATGACATTATTGATCACTTAAACATTACTTCCCCAACAGATGGAGACGTATTAAAATATAGTTCTTCAAGTGGTAAGTGGGAACAGGTTGCCTCAACGTCAGTAAGTGGCAGTCGTTCCGCTCATCTTTTAATGCACTCGACCGGGTATCGGTATAGAGATCCGAAATATAGTAGAAAAATTACTACAATATATGATGTAGGGAACATCGGCATTGTTGGAGAGGTTGATAGTGCTGGAGATCCTTCCGATAGTGCTGGTAATCTTTTGAATGATGTCTATACATTTTCCTTGACAGCAGGAACATATACTTTACACGTCATGCCTGGGTATGACGTGGGAACAAATTCTCTTACAACAACATATTTTTGGAATCTTACTGCTGATGAAAGTATTCAAAATATCACGGACTTCTCTATGGGGGGTGGCCACTATAGACTTTATACTCCGCCAGTTCCTTTTACATTAACTGGAACAACAACATTAGAGATTAGCACTAGCACAACTGATTCACTTGATGATCTAAAATACATAGAAATTAGAAAACATAGTTAATTAACCACATACTCTTTATTAGATTGTTATCCAATAAATAGTAATGTTATAACAAACAAGTAAAAACCTTAAGGAGTTTATAAATGAGCAACGCATCAAATTATACCGAGGATCGCACTTTAGATTATTGGTTAAAAGCAAATTCGGCGTCTTCTACTTCTCCTTCTACTGTCTATATTGCACTTTTTACAAGTGACGACTCAGCAGGAGCGACATTAGAAAACTTAGAAGCGGGAACATTAACTAACGAAGTAACAACATCAGGAACAGCATACGTCAGACAAACAATAGCCTTTGGAGCTATTTCAAATGGTAGTGTTTCGTCTAGTGGAACAGTAACATGGACAACAGCAACTGCCAATTACGGCACAGTAACACACGTGGCCATTATGGACACTAATTCTACAAGTGATTCAGCAGGTGCAGGAAACGTTCTTTTCTATGGTGCTTTAACATCAGCCAAAACCATAGAAACGGGTGACACGTTTCAAATTACAGCAGGTTCACTTACGGTATCATTAGCATAATAGTCACTTTAAGGAGTCCTTCTTGTGACGCAATATGTTAATTCTGCTAGTTATATTGCCGATGACTATGTAACTTCCGATTACATAGGAACGACGGCTGACGAATATGTTACTTCAGGTTATGTAAGTGGTATTACCTACGGTGAAGCATCGCTTACATCTTCTGCGGCAACATTAACAGCCACAGCCACCTTTGCAATATTTGGAACTGCTACTCTTAGCAGTTCAGCTACATTAACAGCAACCCCTACAAGAATACGTTATGGCGATGGTGCATTAACATCTACTGCATCATTAACTGCCTCTGGTGGAAGAACTAGGAATGGTAGTGCGTCATTAGAAGCCAACGTTGGTGGAACTACTTGGGAAAATGCAGGCACATGGGACAATCCTCGACAAGAGGTTTGGAACAGTTTTACTGTTGACGCCCTTATAGTTCAACTAGGAGAAGCTAACCTTTCAAGTGCATTTACACTTACAGCAGACGGAGATTACACAGCAAGTGGAATTAGTATTGTTGCAAGTGCAGGAACACTAACAGCAACCCCTAATAGAATTAGGAATGCTGAATCTAGTATTAGTGCCTTTGTAACTACTGTTCAAGTAGCCGCAAGAACAAGAACATTTGGTGCAGAATTAACAAGCTCATTTAGTTTAACTGCCGCGGCCGAAGTTGTTTTAACAGGGGAAGCCGCTCTTTCTACATCTTGTTCACTTACAGCAGACGGCGGAGTAATAAGAGAAGGCATATCAATACAAGCCAGCCTTGGCACATTAACAGTTGCCGCTGATAGAATTAGAACTAGTAGTGCAAGTTTAAGTGGTGTATTTGATTTAACAGCCACCTCTACAATAGACGGTGAAGCAAGTCTAAGTTCAACGGCAACCTTAACAGTTGACGGCAATGCAACCTTTATTGGGTCAGCAACGTCAAGCACAACCACTAGTCTTAGTGCATTAGGCGGAGTATTATTTTCTGGAGAGGCTTCGTTAACGGCATTTAATACAGTTGTTACAGTTGGATCCATTTACACTATTGATCCATATAGGGTATATTCTATACCATCTGACACTAGAATTTTGCAAATAGTGGAAGAACCCCGCAAATCTACAGTGAAAACAGAAAATCGTGTAAATAGTATTATAGATGAGACACGTGATATTGCAGTGAAGAGCGAAACACGAAAATCAATAGTTCAAACATTAACTTTGGTGGAAACTGCAACTTCACCATTGGATACAAGGGAATAGAGAATGCCAACACTAACAGGATTTCAAGAAGATAGGGTAGGTGCATGGATTGAGAAGGATCCATATGCTGTCCTAGATTATTCTCTTGATTGGACTAATTGGATGCCAACAGGCGATACAATATCATCAATCACAGTTACAGCTGAAACAATAGATGGTGACGCTTCAGCATTAGCAATAGATTCTTCATCTAACACCAACTATATTGTAACAGCAAATATATCAGGTGGAACAGCTGGCAATATCTACAATGTAGAATATAAAATGATAACAGCAAATGGATTACGTGATTCAAGAAACTTTAGAATTAAAGTATTAGAGAGACAAGCATAATGAGTGAAGATAATAAAAACCACCCGGGCTCAAAAAAGAAAACTATAGATAGAGATCTAGTTTATAAACTTGCTTGTATTCAGTGCAGTGATCAAGAGATTGCAGAAGTAGTAGGCGTAACAGCTAACCTGCTTAGAAAAAGATTTAGAGCATTATTAGAAAAAGGTAAAGAAACAGGTAAGCAAAGTCTTAGACGTTCAATGTGGGAAAAAGCAATGAATGGTGATACAAGAATTCAAATCTTTTTGTCAAAACAATATTTAGGTATGAAAGACGCACCAGAAGATATACACAACAACACACCTTTACCTTGGGAAGACAAATAATATGCCATTAAGCCAAGCTCAAAAAGATATTTGCGATAGTGCTAAAGACAAACGATTTGTTGTGTCTGTTTGTGGAAGACGTTTTGGAAAAACATTTGTAAGCATGAGAGAATTAGCAAGAGCGGCATCACAACCTAACAGCCAAGTTTGGTATGTTAGTCCAAGTTATAGAATGTCAAAAGGAATTGTTTGGGATCAATTAAAAAATAAATTAAAAGACTTACGTTGGATTGAACAAAGCAATGAAGCAGAATTAAAATTAAGATTAAAAAATGGATCAGTTATACATTTGAAAGGCGCAGACAATCCAGACTCTTTAAGAGGTGTAGGTTTGGATTTTATTGTTATGGATGAGTTTCAAGATATTAGTAAGAGAACATGGACAGAAGTTTTAAGACCAACTCTGTCAGACAAGGCAGGTAGAGCATTGTTCATTGGAACTCCAAGAGGTGTTGGTTCTTTCAGTCATGAAATGTATACTATGGCACAAGAAACTGATGACTGGGCCGCTCATACATACACAACATTAGATGGTGGCAATGTTCCTGAAAATGAAATAGAACAAGCAAAAAGAGATATGGATCAAAAAACATTTGAACAAGAATATCTTGCTACTTTTAATACCTATAGTGGTGTTGTTTATTATAACTTTGATAGAAGCTATACTGTTAAAAAAGCAGATGCATATTCACTTCATGAATTACATTGTGGAATAGACTTTAACGTTGATCCTATGTCTTGTTCAGTATCAGTAATTGAAGGTAATACAATACACTTCATTGATGAAATTGTAATGAACGGATCTAATACAGATGAAGTTTGTGATGAATTAAAAAGACGTTATCCTAAATCAAGAATTATAATGTATCCAGATCCAGCTGGTAAACAACGTCGTTCAAGTGCAGGTGGTAGAACAGATATTAGTATTTTACAAAATGCTGGATTTAGAGTTCTTGTTAGAAATAACCATACTCCTGTAAGAGACAGAATAAATGCCGTTAATGCAAAATTAAAAAACACAAAAGGAACACCAAGTTTGTTTGTTGATCCTAAGTGTAAACAAATTATAAGTTCTTTAGAACGTATAGTATACAAACCCGGAACATCCATTGTTGACAAGGATGGAGATTTGGATCATATGGCTGACGCAGTGGGCTATCTAGTAGACTACCTTTATCCACTTCGAACTGAATATGAAGCTTCTGCACCGCAGAGATGGGCATTTTCAGGAACCAATAACACAAGGAGTTATAGATAATGCCTGTTATTAGAGATAAAGTGATTAAAGGAGATGGAACTATCGCTGTTGATTACATTACTGCTCATCATGCCGCATACAAACATTACCTTAATAGGTGGCAGTTTCTTGGCGATTCATATACTGGTGGTTATGATTATTTCTTAGGAAAATATTTAGAACCTTATTATTATGAATCTAAAGATGACTATCAAAAAAGATTAAGAGCAATAGGATTAGACAACCATGTTAGAAGCATTGTTGGAATTTACAATTCATTCTTATTTAGAAAACCTGTCAAAAGAGATCTTGGACAATTAGAAAATGCTCCAGGAATAAATGCGTTCATGAAAGACGCAGACCTTGATGGTAGAAGTTTTGATGCGTTTGTTTCTGAAATGAGTTCATTAGCAATGGTATATGGAAACGTATGGGTTGTCATTGATAAACCTAATGTGCAAGTTGGCACAAGAGCTGAAGAATTACAACAAGACATTAGACCGTATGTTTCAATGTTTACACCAGACAATGTTTTAGACTGGGCATACACAAGACGACAAAACGGTTTATATGAATTAACATATCTAAAAGTAAAAGAAGAGATAGTAGAAGACAAACAATACATTAGAGAATACACACCAGACGAAGTTAATGTATATAGAATTGATGGTAATAAAAAAACAGGCGAATTATATACTAGCACACCTAACTACTATGGCAAAATTCCTGCAGTTCCTATCTACGCACAAAGATCAAATATAAGAGGCGTAGGTGTTAGTGCTGTTGGCGACATAGCAGACATACAAAGAGAATTGTATGAGATGGGTTCTGAAATAGAACAAATTATTAGATTAACAAACCATCCGTCACTTGTAAAATCTGTAGACACAGAAGCTACAGCTGGTGCTGGATCAATAATTCAAATGCCAGCAAATTTAGATGGAAATTTAAAACCTTACTTGTTACAACCTAACGGTGCATCGATTGAAAGTGTATTAAGTGCTATAAGAACTAAAGTAGATTCAATAGATAGAATGGCATCCTTAGGTGGAATTAGAAGCATAGAGAGTCGTAGACTTTCAGGCATTGGATTACAAACAGAATTCCAAATGCTTAACGCGAAGCTGGCAGACTTTGCCTCAAACTTAGAACTTGCAGAAGAAAAAATATGGAGATGCTGGGCTATGTATCAAGGCATGGCATTTGACGGTGAAATTATATATCCACGTTCATTCTCAATCCAAGATAAAGCAAATGATATTGCTATGTTAAAAATGGCCAAAGAAGCAAACATTACTGATGAAAAAATAAATGCTGAGATTGATAAAAGGATATTTGAAACTATATCTGAAGGGTTTATTGAAGACATTGGTGAATAATGGGCCAGTTTATTCCAGATAGGGATTTTATAAGTGAAATTCCAACAGAAAAAAGAATAAGAGATGTCCTTGAAGACTATAATAAAAACGTTTGGAAGTTTGAAGTTAAAGATTCTAAAGCGGCTGGTGTAAGAGCTAGAAATAACTTATTAGAATTTTATCAACTTTGTAAAATAAGAAGAAAAGAAATTTTAGAACGAAAAAAGAAGATAGTGTATTAAGGAGAAACATTATGAAAATTAAAGACTTTAAAGTAGGGTGGAAACTAAACTGGAACAATATCGTTTACCTAGTAATAGGTTGGGGACTTGCGGCAGTTTTTTACCATTGGGTGATATAATATGCCTAAAGGAAAAGGAACATACGGAACTAAGAAGGGCCGTCCACCAGTAAAGAAGAAAAAGAAAAAAGGTTATAAGAAGAAGTAGTGTGTGGAATAGTAGGAATTACTTCTAATGACGACACCTTTGTATCTGAATATCTAAAAATAATAAAACATAGAGGACCAGATGGACAAGGTATCTGGAGTGATGGACAGATTACCTTAGGTCATAATCTATTAGCAATTACAGATAAACCCCATTTATCTAAACAACCATATATTACCCCCAAAGAAAATATTTTAATTTATAATGGAGAAATCTTTAACTATTATGAATTATTAAAAAAATATTCTAATTTTATTCCTAAAACAGATTGTGATACTGAATTGCTGGCTTGGGGCCTTGACAATTTAGGTATTGCTTTCTTAAATGAAATAGACTCGATGCATTCACTTGCATACTATGATAAAGAATATAAAAAATTATATTTGTCAATAGACCATGCAGGAATAAAACCTTTATACTATGCACAAATAAAAGAAGGGTTAGTGTTTGGCAGTGAAGTAAAAGGATTAATAGATAAAGTTCCTAATAGTAATAAAATAGATCCAATGGCAATGTCTTGTTTTTCTTTGTCAGGATTAAATGTAACTAGTCATTCTTTCTTTAGTGGAATTAAAAAAGTAATGTCTGGAGAAACATTATGTTATAATTTACACCATAACACATTAAAACAAGTAAAAAGAATTCTTCCACGAGCAACATCAGATTATAAATTTGATCCTTTTGAATTTAGACACATGATGAATAAAACTGTAAAAATGTGTAGTATAGGAAAAAGAGAAATAGGTGTATTTTTATCTGGGGGCTTAGACTCAAGTGCAATAGCATACGAACTAAACAAAATTAAAGGCTCTGCAAGAACATTTACAAACATGATTCATCCAATGCCTAAAATAACTCATGAGGATTTTAATAGTGATCATGATTGTGCATTAGAGTTAGCATTAAGAGACAAGTTTAATCATGAAGTAATAAAAATAACTCCTGACATTTACGTTAATAACTGGGACAATGCAGTTTATTATATGGAAGAGCCTGTATATAATCTAAGTTTGCCAATGTATAATTACACAAATAAATTTTTATCTGAAAAGGGTATTGTAGTAACTATGGCTGGTGATTTAGGTGACGAAGTATTAGGAGGATATCCCAAATACTATAAACTAGGAAAACAATTTGGCAATGCTAAACAAGACTGGAGACAAATAGTTAAACAATGGATGTTTAGATTAAGTGCTCCTTTAAAACTTCCTAAGATGGAATATTCATATGATGATGTTATAGATGAATTAATAAAAACAACATTTCCTGAAAGTTTGCAAGTAGAAACGGATAATGTTGCTTCATATATGATGTTAGATATTGTTGGACAATGTCCTGAAGAATTTTTTAGAAGAAATGATCGTTATGGTATGCAATATTCTATGGAAGGGCGATTTCCTCTAGCAACAAAAATGTTTATTAACTATGCTATGTCTATTCATACTAAAGATAAAATAGGTGCAACTGAAGCCGATACAAAACTATTACCTAAGATTGCTTATAAAGGATTACTAACAGATAATATTATTAATAAGAAAAAAACAGGATGGACTGCTCCTATTAGAGAATGGCAACAACAAAATTTAGATAACAATGTCTTTGAAACAATGTATGAAAACAATTTAAAATTAACAGAACATAAAATTGAAGGCTTAAGACGTCATAACAAAGGAAAAACTCCTGCCCTAGCTTGTAATGATTGGGCAAGACAATATCAAATGACTTTATAGTAGTCTTAATGCCGTTAAATTAACGGTTTATGCTCATTTAGTATAAATAACATTACATACTGCTATTAGAGGGCAGGTGGTAGAACTCAACCAATAACAAAGAGGTAGATAAATGGACGCAGAGAACACAGCGGTTAAACAACCTGAGCAAACTGATGCTCAACCAGAAATAGGTGAAAAGCAGGTAGATACACAAGTATCTGAGAAACAAGATAACACACACTCGCAAGAAGACGTAAATCGTATTGTTGCAGATAGAGTGGCAAGAGAAAAGTTAAAGTTTGAAAAGAAATATTCAGGCGTTGACTTAGATCTTTACAAAGAGTTAGTAGAAGAAAAAGAAACGCAACGTCAAACAGATTTGAAAAAGCGTGGGCAGTTCGAAGAAATGTTGAAAGAGCAGGCGGAGAAATTCAATGGCAAAATTCAACAGTATGAAAGCGAACTTACTTCTATTAAAGTAGACGGTGCACTTCTTAATGAAGCTAGTGGCCAGAAAGCAATTAACCCACAGCAAGTGGTTCAATTGTTAAAAGGTCAACTTAAACTTAATGAAGGTGGCACAGTTGATGTAACAGATCAAAATGGACAAGTTAGATATGATGAAAGTGGTAACCCACTAAAAGTGTCTAAGTTGGTAAATGAGTTTCTCACAGCAAACCCACACTTTGTTACAGCAGGACCAAGTGGTTCTGGAACTGGACAAGGAATAGGCAAGCAAGATAACTTGGTTGACAACGATGTATCAAAACTTGATATGAGTAATGCAGAACATCGTAAGCAATATGCAAAAGTAATGCGAGCGAAAGGCATACACATTTAAGTTTACTGATACTTGCTTATAACAGCTAAAGGAGACTGAAAATGGCAAATGAAGTAGAAGCGGCGGTAATATCCGAGCTTTATAGTGACATAGTTCAGGCGGCTCAATTCACACTTTCTGAAGGAACTGTGATTCGACCTCTTGTAAGAAACTATGATAATACCGGAACTCCGGGCCTAGTGGCACAAGTTCCAATTTACCCAGCAATCGCGGCGGCGGCATTAGTAGACGGCGACGATATCTCGACAGCAACAGCATTCAACACCACTGAGAAAACAATCACAGCGGCTGAAGTTGGTGCTATGGTAACATTAACTGATTTAGCAGACGTAAGTGCAAGTCAAGATGTTGCAAGTGCGATCGGACGTCAGTTAGGTGACGCAATGGCGAAAAAAGTAGACGATGATTTAGCGGCTCTTTTCTCAGGATTTTCAAATTCTGTAGGATCAGGCGCGGCAGAAGTTAGCGTTGACTTATTTTTCTCAGCGGCGGCTACATTAAGAAACAACAATGCACCAGGACCATATTATGCGGTAGTTCATCCTTACCAAGCATTCAAACTAAAAAGTTTGTTAGCAGGTAACGGTAACACACCAATGAATAATACGGACCTTGCAAACGAAGCCCTAAGAACAGGATACGTTGGAACAGTTGCAGGAATGCAAATTTTCGAATCATCTTGTGTAACAGGTGACTCAGCAGGTGCTTATGTTGGAGCGGCTTTCTCAAGAGATGCTTTAGGTATCATGTGGAAGTGGAATGCGAAAATTGAACAACAACGTGACGCAAGTTTAAGAGCTACAGAAATTGTAGGATCTTGTGCTTATGGTGTTGGTGAAATTATCGACGGCTACGGTGTAGGTATTATGGGTGATGCAAACCTATAAGGTTAGTATAACTTAAAATTGATTTAGTGGTCAATTTATAATTAAGGGCGGTTCTTTCGCATAGGGATCGCCCTTTTTTTATCTACTACTCCGTTTTCCGGTAAATGAAGCTGGTATTACACCAATACGATAAATAATACTATAAACAAAACTTGGTCGGAGAAGGACTTCGAGCAATTAAAAAGGACAGTATCCTAATATGCCAACACTAGCAACGATATCAGACATTCAAGAATATGAACCAGACATTCAAGATTTTGGTATTCCTGAATTTTCTTCAGAAATAACTAAAGCACAGAATGACGTATTTCGCGACCTGCGTATACGATGGTGGCCTACTTATATGATTGGTAAGTATGATATCACAAGATTAACAACAAATGCAAGTGAACCAGATGATGACTTATACACAGCAAGTCAGCTAACTCGAGCCACGTGTTATAATGCACTTGGTTTCCATATCTACCCTAAACTGGCTAAATTTGAGCCAGATCAAGATTTGTTTGAAAGAAAAATGGAATTTTACAGACAAGAATACGAGAGAGAATTAGACCTTGTATTAAGAGATGGTGTAGAGTATGATGCAGATAGTTCTGGAACAGTTGACAACTCCGAAAGAGAACCTACGCATTACCTACGCCTTAAAAGGTAAGGTAAATGTCGAATAGAGAATCTATAACAACAAACATTATTGATGTCTTGAAGGATGTGAGTCCTCCACGCCCAGTATTTGTGACACGAGAACCATTCGATGTTGACAAACTAGCAATGACACAATTCCCTGCCTTATTAGTAACTTCAGGAAACGAATCAAGAGAAGATCAAGCCATGGGCGGTTATAGACGTGGCATTATTGAAATTAATATTAGAGGTTTTGTGCGTTCAGATGGCAGGAAAGGGTCTGTTCAATCTGTAGACGAAAAAAGAAATAATTTAATTGAACGCATAGAAGAAGCATTGAACACTACTCGGAATAGAGAATTGGCTACTGCCAGAGCGGCTACAACTCACGTAACTTCGGTTGAAATAGTTGAGAGAACTCCGCCCTTAGGCGAGTTTTCGATGGTTGCAGAAGTGCATTATTCATTTAGCAAAGGAGTAGTATAATGGGTGTAACAAAATATACACAAATGATAGATAACAACGGTCAGCAAGTTAGTATACAACCTGATCGTGTAGAACGATTTCTTGGTGAGGGTTGGACCATCGTTGGTCAAGAACAACCTAAACCAGAAAAAAAGTCACGGAAACGCAAAAGCAAAAAAGATAAAATCAGTGCAGATGCCCAAGTGACTTCAACAACATCGGAGGATGAAGTAAAATTATCAGGCGAAGAAACAGTTAGTGCTGAGGACGAAAAGCCTTGCATTAGTTGTGATGAACCTGATCATTCTTATAATGAATGTTCGGAAGACAACTGGACATTTTCTGACGATGATTTAGCTAAAAAGGAGAACTAAAATGGCTACATTTACCGGAGAAAACGGAAAAGTCGATATTACTAGCTCAGACTCAGCTGGTGTTATCACCGTTGCCGAAGTTCGTTCCTGGACTGTTGAACATTCAAAAGATGTGATTGAAGATACAGTTATGGGCGATGCGGCAAGAACATACCAAAGTGGACTACATCAGTTCACAGGATCAATGGAAGTAGTATATGATTCAACTCATTCTACTGCAACAAACGCCTTTGATCCAGCACAAGATGGAGCTCTATCAATAGAGTTTTATCCAGATGGTTCAACAGGACAGAAGTTTACAGGTTCTGTTATTACTACATCCGTATCAAGAACAGCATCGTATGATGACCTTGTTACGGCAACTGTTAACTTCCAAGGAACTGGCGCACTAGCTATCGGTTCGGCGTAATTGTGTTAACGATTAGGATACTAGGATCCCGTAAGGTGATGAGGAGTCTTGAAAGAGAAAAAGATTCTTTCATTACCAGGGTGGCAAATGATATTTTAGGAGTTGCTCGTGGAAAAACTCCTATAGATAAAGGACAGGCAAGACGTGGTTGGCGCCTAGACTCACGCTTCAAGATGAAGAGTGTTGTCAATCGTGTTCCCTATATTGTCCATTTAGAAGAAGGCCACTCAAAACAAGCACCTAATGGTATAATAGGGCCTACCGTTAGGGAGATATCAACAAGGAGATATAAACTATGACCGTAATGAATAACATTACAGGCCACTTCAAAGAAAGACTAGCAGGTGGCTTAAAAAAGATAACTGTTCCCGAATGGAAAACAGATATCTATTATAAGGGTGCGTATCCATTTGTTGTTGAAAGTAAAATTATTGCTTTACAACAACAAAATAAAACAGTAGAAGCACTAGTGGAAAGTCTTATTCTAAAAGCAATGGATCCAGATGGAAAACCAATGTTTACTAGAATGGACAAAAGCACTTTAATGAATGAAGCAGACCCAAGTATATTACTAAAGGTTTGTGCAGAGTTAAACAATGCAACTACTGAATACGAGGAACTCGCAAAAAACTAAAGGAGGACACTGAACTCCAGCTAATGTTTCGAATTGCTGAGACATTGCACAAAAGCATTGAAGAAGTAATGCAACTCAGTGTCCTAGAAATCAGGATGTGGTATGAGTGGTTTAAACTACAACATGATAAAAGCAAGGAGACTATAAAAGGTGGCAACACAAATCGTAGAAATCCGCGCCGTTGATAAAACTCGACAAGCGTTAGGAAGAGTAGATAAACGTCTAAAAGGTATTGGAAAAAGCACCCAAGGCCTTGAACGGGGTTTCGGACGTCTACAATCAAAAATCCTTGCAGTTGGAGCCGCGTTAGCAACTGGGTTTGGTATTAAGAAAATATTATCAGTATCTAGTCAAGTTGAACAACTCGAACTTAAACTTAAATTCCTATTTAAATCAGCAGAAGAAGGTGGCAAAGCATTTCAAGCCTTAACCTCTTATGCAAGTAAAGTTCCGTTCGAACTAGAACAAATAGCCGCGGCTTCAGGCAACCTAGCTGTTGTGGCTAAAGATGCCGACCACTTGTCAGAACTGTTAGTTCTAACGGGTAATGTCGCAGTCTTCATGGGTGGAGACTTTAGATTAGCAGGCGAGCAAGTTCAAAGAGCAATGTCTGGCGGTATAGCGGCCGCAGAAATATTCAGGGAAAAAGGTATTAAAGCGATGGCCGGCTTTAAAGACGGCGTCAATTATAATGTTGCCCAATCACAAAAAAAATTAATGGAGGCGTTTGGTCCTGGCGGAACATTTGGTAGGGCCGCGAACGCAATGGCAACTACTTGGACTGGTGTCTTGAGTATGATATCAGACAAAGTCTTCCAATTTACACTTGCAGTAGGTAAAGCAGGCGGACTGTTTGAATTTTCCAAAGGCATAGCAGGCGTTATTAATAAAGCTATGGGGGATAATGAAGAAGGACTAAACAAATTTGCCGCTAACGTAGGTAATAAAATAATTGAAATAACACAAAAAATGGCAATAGGCACAGCACAACTAATAGATATGATGAGCCCAATTTTTAAATTTGTTAGGTCTGGTATAAACGGTATGGTTAGTTTTATGAATATGTTACCTGGAACTATAAAAGCTATAGGTATCATAGGATTCTTGATGCTAGGACTAAAAGGCAAACTACTTGTTTTAGCCATTGGTGCAGTATTAGATAACCTTGGCGGTATGGTTGATGATTTTATGAAGAGTATAGAAGCAATGGCAGGCTTCGTCGTCGACAAACTGAATTGGCTAATAGACAAGGCGAATGCACTAAATCCATTTAAAGAAATTCCACAGATTCCGGCACCCGACTTTGGTAGCTGGGCCGCACCTATTAATGCCATGAGTGATAAACTCAAAAAAATGTTTGACAGTCTGACAGATAGCACCAATATTAAGCAAATGGGTGAAATGGAATCGAAGATTAGAGATATTATTAAGCAAATCGAAATTGAAATGGCCTTGAACGCAGAAGCGAAGAGACAACTTGACGAAGAATTAAAAAAGATGGGAATCAAAAATCAGGCGGAATTTGATTTCAGATCACTTGTGGAGCAGTCATTAGGAGAAATTCAAAAACAAACAGACTCAATAAATGGACTTACAAAAGAGCAAAGAGTATCGTTAGAACTAGAGAAGAAAAAGTATGTCGAGTTATTTGCAACAGCAGGCATTACAAAAGAAGTCATGGATGCGAAGAAAGAAGAAATTAGAGCGGCACTGATGGCCAATGAAGTGCTAAAAGAAACAGTAGCATTAGAAAAACAGAGAAAAATTGAAGCAGAAGCAATGATTGAATCCGCTACTAAATTTAGAGTGGATTATATACAAAAAGAAACTGAAGCTCTTCAAACAGTTGCAAATAATGCCATAGCAATTCTAAACACCCAGAAAGAAACACAGTTAATAACTGAACAAGACTTTGCTAATAGTAAACTTGCAATCGAGGCTCTCCTAAATCAAGAAATTCTTGACATGGAAGCGGCACGGTTACAAAAGCAAGAAGATATGTATATGGCGTCGTTGGAAAAAAGATTAACTGCTAATCAAGGTGCTATAGCAAAACATATGAGTGCTGAAGACAAAGAGTTTTTAAAGAAAAAGGGCAGAGAAGAAAAACAAAAAGAAATTAATCGGACTAGAATAGAATTTGAGAAAAAGTCTGAGATGGAAAAATATCAATTTGGTATTGGCCAAGCTAAAAACTTTTTCGCCGCATTAGGCAAAGAGAACAAAGCGGCATTTGCGGCGGCGAAGGCAATGGCTATTGCTGAAGCAGTTATTAACACATACCAAGGTGCCACAAAAGCATTAGCATCTTATCCACCTCCATTTAACTTTATAGCAATGGCGGCAGTAATAGCGGCAGGTTTTGCACAAGTATCAGCAATTAGGGCACAGACGGCACAACGAGGTGGAACTGTATTAGGCGGAGCCACAGCATTAGTTGGTGAGGACGGACCTGAACTTATTGTTCCTAAACAAAGTTCAACAGTCATACCAAGAGAAGTAGCAGATGCTGTTGGGGGCATTAGTGGAGGCATGGGCGGTGAAGTAAATGTAAACTTTAACATAACAACAGTTGATGCAAGGGACTTTGATCAACTACTTGTTGAAAGACGTGGAACTATTGTTGGAATTATTAACAATGCCATGAATCAACAAGGCAAAGTGGGAGTGACTGCTTAATGGCTTATATAGGATTTTTTCCAGTTAGTTTAGGATTTAAAGCTCTTAAATTTAAACAAAAAACAATTACAAAGAAAACAGAAACAGCAAGTGGCAGAACTGTTAGAGCAACGAATGCCACTACACTATGGCAAGGTGTTTTAGCTTTTCCATCTACATCGGCTGGTGACTTTAGGGCAGTTCAAGCCTTTGTTGCTAGATGTCAAGGTAGTTTAAATGAGTTTGATTTAGTTATTCCAACTATATCAGATACCAGTGGCAGTTATCCAAGTCAAGTAACTTTTCCAAGTGCGGCATCAACGGCCGCTGGATCGACTAGTATTGCTGTAACATCAGATCAAACAAGTAAAACAATTTTAAGAGCAGGCGATGTTATTAGGTTTTTTAATCATACAAAAGTTTACATGGTTACAGAAGACGCTACTACTGACGGAGCAGGCGCAGGAACAATACAATTTCAACCAGCATTAGTTACAGCAGTGGACAGCGATAGTGCTGGAGAACCTATATCTGTTAACCAAGTCGCATTTAGATTTATAATTTCTAATGATTTACAAGAATATGGTTACGATAATCAAGGATTTGTAAGTTTTGAAATAGATGTGCAAGAGGTTTACTAATGGCACGACTAGCAGGTGGAAACACTAACACAGCATTAGCCAGAGATGCTATTGTAACTTATTTGCTATTAGATCTAAATGGCACATATTACACAGACGCTCCTTATGATATTGTTTACGATTCTAAAACATTCTCAGCACAAGGAATCTTTTTAAGTATTACCTCAGCAAGTGAAACTTCCGAATTATCAATCACAAGTATTACAATAACCTTAAGTGCTTTAGATCCAACAACAGTTTCTACGTTTGCAGTTAGTTCTCTTATTAATAAAGATGTTGTTATACATAGAGCATTAGTTGACCAGACTGACAATAGTATTATAGATGATAGCACAGGCGATGGACCTATTTTAATATTCCAAGGTCGTGTTGCTGGCTATCAAATTAATGATGCAGAAAAAACAGCAGGACTGGCTATCCAAGTAGACAGTTTATTTTCTAACTTTGAAAAAGTAAGTTGTCGTAGAACAAATTTAAAAAACTTCCAAAGAGAATATCCGGCAGACTTTAGCATGGAATATTCACATGAAGCAATTAAAGATATACGTTGGGGCAAAAAATAATGATTAGAGAATTTGAACCCAAAGATTTAAACGGAATTTTAAACATAGCAAAATATCATGCTGGTGAATTAGAATTCAATTCAGTAATACCCATTGACGATGTTTATTTGTCAAAGCAATTAAAAAGAATATTAATGAATGATGGTATTAAATGTTTAGTAGTAGAAAAACATAATGACATTATAGGTTATGCTATATTCTACCTACATACTAAATTATGGAACCCTACTTTGTTTGGGCAGTTAGCTTTCTTTTATATTTTAGATGGCGAACGTAATAAAGTAATTGCAGATATGTTATGGTCAGAAGTTATAGCAGTCTGTAAAAAACACGGAGCACAGTTTTTTGAAAGTGATATTTGTGCATTTAATAAAGACTGGGAGGGCTCGGCTGACGCTATAGATAGAGCGTCAACATACTTTGAACACAAGAATGGTAGTCATTGTGGCAATCATTATATACATAGGATACCAGCATAATGGGTGGTGTAATTGAATGGATAGGTGAAGTTATTGGCACTATTATTAGTGTCATTGTAGAATTTGTCGGCGACATTTTCAGTTTCCTATTAGCACCATTTGGCACACCTGATGTTCCAGATCAACCACAAGCAGATCAACAAGCGACTGGTGTAACTGTTACAAAGCAAGGAACCAATGTTGCTATACCTGTTGTTTATGGATTTAGAAGAGTTGGAGGAGTTATTGTTCATGCAGAAACAGGTTCAACAAATAATCAATATCTATGGGCCGTTTACGCATTGTCAGAAGGACAAATCCAAGGTGTAAAAAGAATTATAGTTGATGACGTTGAATTACCTTTGCCTAGTGAATATACATCTGGCAATGGATTTTCAACAGGCGGTTTTTATTCTAATGGGTTTGATGTTCCTGTTAATAAGGACAGGTTTAATGGAAGAATAAGATTTCAATGCTTTGATGGTGGATCAGGTAATCCATCAGTAGCAAGTATCATGGATGATGCACCAGTTTGGCCAGGTAAAGATAGAACTATGACTGGTGTTGCTTATGTGGCAATGCGTTTTGAATGGAAAGAAATTAAAACACAAGACGACGCTAATAATAATCCTTTTAGAGGCGGAATACCACAAGTTCAATTTGATATTTGTGGTAAGTTAGTTTATAATGTAAGAAATATGGCTCCAGTAGGAGTTTTAAATTTAGCTAATGACTATGCAGACCTAAGTAAAAGTTATAATGCAAATCCGGCTAACTGTATTTTAGATTATTTGATGAACCCACGCTATGGTGCAGGTATTCCTAAAGAACAAATTAACGCATATAGTTTTTGGGTTGCCGCAAACAAATATGATCAAACAGTAACTTATAATAATACCTACACAGGCAAGGCATTAACTTGTAATGCTGTTATTGACACTAACAATAAAATTTTATCTAATGTAAAAAATTTAATTGGTGGTGGTAGAGGTATTATGCCGTATATACAAGGTAGATATAAATTAAAAGTTGAAGACGGTGGACACGCCACAGACATTACCTCAACAACTGTTGATATTGCATATGACGTTGACAAGAATGTTGTCCATGGCGGTATTACTTTACAAGGTGAAAGAAAAAGAACCAAATTAAATCAAGCAATAGTAAACTATGTTGATCCTGATTTAGAATTCACTAACCAACAAGTTTTTTATAATGTAAGTGCTGATAAAACTATAGACAATGATGAAGAGTTGTCTAAAGAATTTACATTCCATACAATTACAAATAAAGCAATGGCATATGAAAATGCTAGAATGATTTATTTGAAATCAAGACAACAACGTTCTGTTAAATTTAGAGCAACACAAGAACTTCATGCAGTTGAAGTTGGCGATATTATAAGAATAACAGATACAACTTTACAATTAACAAACGTATCATTTAGGATAGTAAGAGTAGATTTAAATCCCGACTTGACTGTCAACATTAACGCAGTTGAACATGATGCGTCTATATATCCTGCAACTGGAGGCGTAGGACAATTAGATGTTCCACCGCCAATTTATAGTCCAGATCCTATTTCTTTACGTCCAAGACAACGAGGTGCTCCAATTAGTCCAATTGGAATTGTTCCTCCAAATGAAGATCCAGATAGTTCAGGTGAGCCTATAGAAACTAATCCACTGCCACCAAGACCACCTATAAACTTCTTTGACGTAAGTTTGTTTAAAGCATATGATCAAGTTGACATCATTAATGTTCCTAATAAATTTGCAGTAAAAGATCAGTTTGGAATTGAAGGCTATGGACTAACAAAATTTAGTGGGTTTCATGTTAATATTAGTAGCACAAAAGGATTAGCATTTCATAATCCTAATGTAATTGGCACAGACAAAGAAGGTAGTCTAGTGTATGCAACTAAACAAACATCAACCTTTGATGGTAAGACATATACATTAAACAAACCTATTTCAAATGATTATTTGTTTTATCGTAACAGTCAAGATCTTGTTACTGGAGCATCACAACAGATGGACGTAGGGTTGTTTTTAAATTTACCAGCTAACCCATCCTTTGATTCAATTCGTATTAGATACTTTATTAATGAATCGCAAAGGGCTGAAGGCGAAACTCCAATCTCTGGACCTTTTCACTTTATAAAATTTGGAACTAAAGGTTTTAGTGATCACAAAGATATTAATTTTGTGAAATTTGATTGGAGCAGAGTGATTAGTGGTGGAAGAGAATATCATGCAGATGGTAGTAATTTAGGAAATTATACATATTACGATCCTATTATAGGAAGTAATTTAACAGGATCAAATATTGAAGCGTATCTTAATTATTTGATACAAAATCCATTAGTTGCTGTGGCAGGAATGGATGCAGGTGTAAGTCCTGCTGGAGGTGATAGTCAAGTGACAAGTCACAATTTAGGAACTTAATATGGCTGGCAACGGATACTTTGCAGAAGGAATTTATCAACCACTATCAACACAGACGTGGGCTAACCTAACCAGTGGCTGGGACACTTATACAGACAGCTGGAATTTAACTCCTACTTTACCGTTAACATATACAACAGACATTGTTGACTATGGACGTATAGAAAAATTATTACCTTTAACATTAGTAAGCAAAACAGGAACAATGACAACAACTATTGTCTATGGTGATACTGTTGACAGTTCAGGTGGAACAATAGATAGTAGCACAAGTCTAGTAGTAAATGTAGGCGATACTGTAACTGCTATTAAGGCAAGATATTTTCAATTTACTTTTAGTTTAAATTATGGAGATAGTGCTGGCGCTGAAGCAACACCTAACATAACAAATATTCAAACAGATCTAAATGCAGAAAAAATTACAGCAAGTTTTGATTCTATTGAATCAAGTTCATTAGGTGGATCAACAGGTGCAAGAGAATTAGTATTAGACCAACCTATTTCACCAACTGTGGCTGTTATACAACCACACCAAGCTACACCTGGTTATATGGCAGATGGTTATGTTGCTGACGGTTATATAGCAACTGGAAGTTCTAGTGCTAGACCAATAGCCTATTTGGATAAATCTACAGATCCAATTACAGTAAATATATACGAATTAGATACGTTTGGAAAAACAAAAAACATTGATTGCACATTTGACGCTATTGTTGTTGGATTACCAACAGCGAAAGCAGACGTAGATGGCAATATACAAAGAGGATAATTATGGCGTGGCCAACAAGTAAACCTGACTCAACAGCATTTGATAATGCAGACGATTCTATTAGAGATAGTCGTGCAGAAATAAAAACTATGTCTGACGCTGTCAACGACGTTGTTGACTTTGTTGACACAACTGCTATTGCTGATGGGAATGTATTAATTTATGATAGTGCGTCAGGAACAATTAAACCTGGAGAAGCTGGAGCAACAACTTTAGGAACACCGACAACTATTGCCACTGTTACTTCTTGTCCTACTACTGTAAATGTTACTCAGCCGTATACACATATTCTTGTAAATGATCCTAGTGGTGGTGCATTAACTATTAATATGTCTGCTATGTCTATGAATGACACGTGGACTGTTTTTCTTTCGCAATATGTTGGAGGTTCTTGCACTAGAGTTTTTACCCACAATGGGGATTCATCAGATGCGGCTTGGACAAGTGGAACATCAACTATATCAACATCAGGTGAATGTAATGTAATTAAAAGGTTTCCAAATCCGCTTAATCAGCCTCTGACTAGTTACTATATGACAATAGATAGAACAACTGGCTCTAGAATGGACTAAAATGACGGTGATTTTTAACATTAAAATAAATATAAAAGGAGACACATTATGGCATGGGCCACAGCAGGAAATGTAATAACAACTAATTTAGACGCAGGAACAGATACGCCAGCGGCGGCTCGTCCTAATCTAAAAGCGGCTCTTGACGAATTAATTATTGTAATTAATGGTCGTGCTCAAGCAAGTGGTGTAGCACCTTTAAACAGTTCTACTAAAATTGATGCAACGTATTTGCCAGATGAATTAAACACTTCAACATCAACAGATTTAACACTAGATCCTAATACAGGCAAAGTAAAAATAGAAGAAATTATAAATTTAGCACCACAAACATTAATTCAGCTTAATGCAAGAACAGATAAAGCAGAAGGTGATGTAGCATATTGTTCAAATGGCAATGGCGGCGCTAAAACTATGGCAGTCTATGACGGCTCAAACTGGAAAGTTGTGGCACTTGGTGCAACTATTTCTTAAGGAATTATTATGAGAGAAATTGAAAAACGCATTGATGCTATAGAGAAAACATTAGACAAAATACAAAACAATCACCTAGCTCATTTATTACATGATATGGCTTTAGTAAAGAAATTTGTAATACTTGCGGCACTTGGTGTTGTTATTAATTTAGGTGTTGTTTTAACAACAATATTTTAGTGCGTTATCTTAAAATTAAACCCGACACATACTCCCTATCTAGACAACAAATGTTTCGTTTTGACACTTGCCAATTTTGTGGCAATAAAGGCGAACACAATTATAGAAGATTGTTATCTGAACATAATTTAGACCTTGCAAATAATCTTTGGAAAAGAACTTGTAGTAAGTGTAATAAGACAACAGCTATAGTCAAAAGAGAACTTGATATTATTGAGTCACCTGAACCAAAAAAATCAGGACGTCCAAAAAAAATTTATTATGACAAAAATAATACTCAAGTTGAAGAGTATATCGATCATTACATAATAAAATATGATGCACTCAAAAAATAGAGCCATTTAGAATTAAACACCCCTTAAATCAGCTTATAGTGGCGTCTTAAACGCACATAAGTATACCACATTTACGTCGTAAGGCCTAATTGCTTACCAACATACCCAACAACATTTTTTTAGACATTTAAGAGCCATTTAAATTACAAACCACTCTTATCCCCGGTTATTTTTGTAATTGTATAAATACTAACATAGGCAAATATTATGACAATTACTCAAAAACAATACGAACAAAATTACGAACAACTTCAAAGGCATAGAAAGCATGAGAAGGATCTTAAAGAATGGGCAAAAGACTTTCCATTTGATCCTCTTAAGCAGAAAATTACAGGCAAAGACTGGCGCAAATATAAACAGGCACGCAAAAAGGCATCAGACCAGTTGAAGTCTTTAAATTCAGTTTAAAACGCAGGTTGTAATACGTCGGCTAATGACCCTGCTTTAATGTATAATGCTTAACAGTTATACATTGTATAGTGCCGCTAATTTCCTAATTTATTAGGTTGGAAGTTTTAATACATACGTCTTCCATAAAATTCTGTTAAGTCGTTTGGATATAAAGCCAAGCGAGACGGCTATAGTAGTGAGATACTTTTTGATGTTGATGGTTCATCTTTTTGTGTCAGAAACTACTATAGCCGTCGTATGAATTCATTGCCAAGCTAATTTAAGAACTTCTATATAAAAGAAAATAAATGTGTTTGAGCGATAGCGAAAACAAGATGTCTGTTAAGACATCTACTAATAAGCCGTTAATAATGCAATAATGCCTTGTTTAACCCCTTATAGAAGGGATTAATATAAATATGTATGAGGAAGAGAACAACGATGAAGAGCAATTTCCTGTTAGATGTGGGCTGTCATATCCTTATTTCTCAGTTTGCTCGATAACACGCATTAATATCATCCTGGTGATAGTGATGCATCAAATGTTCTCCTGAACATGACTTCCTATTGTGTTGCATCGTTTTCTCTTTCTCACTTAATTGGATTAACAATGCAAACAACATTCCAGGAACAACTTCAAGAATTTCCTTACCTCCTAGAGAAGATATTAGCCAACAAGAAGTTTAACTCACGAATACACATTAGAAAAGTAGAGTCTAGACTGAACCCTCTCTGGAGGAACATACTGCAATATCACAGTGATGTTGATATAGTTGATTGGTTAAGTGCTTTGTCAAGAGTTAATATAGATACGACATTAGATCCTAACAAGCAATACGACATGGTCTATACTATTGCTTTAAACAAGCCAGTCATAGAGGACTTACAGGTATTAAAAAAAATTCAGTTATTAGCCTCTCAGAACATACACATTATTAAATTAGAACATAACACAGACTTCACATATTATCAAGAGCTGATAGAATCTACAGGAATCCATGAAGCAACCGACTTACGAAGATGGAGAGAATACCTATGCTGTCAAACGAGAACAATAACAAGAGTGTGGCGCCGCCCAGGAATACTTGCATAGTAACCTGCTTAAACAGTAAGCTATACAAGGAATACGGACATAAAACCCTAGCATCATTCCCAAAGACTATACAAAAGTATATATGGAGTGAAGACACTATTGATGGACTAGATACCCTAGAACTAACTGACTTATCCTTCTATAATAGAAACAAAGACAAACCCTTTAACAGTTATAAGCATGATGCAGTTAGATTCCACTGGAAAGTCAACGCAATATACAACACACTACAACACACAACCTGGTTTGGTTATGATGCATTAGTATGGATAGATGCTGACACACTATTCCTGCAAGACATAGACGAATCCTGGATTAAAGCCAACATAAGCACAACAGGCATTATGTCATACTTAGGTCGCCCTAACTACTATAGTGAATGCTCTTTATTATACTTCAACTTAAGACACCCAGACACAGAGCAATACATAACAGACGTGTGGAACTTATACGTTACTGACTGCGTATATGAATTAAAAGAATATCATGATAGTTACTTGTGGGATGAAATAAGAAAGTCATATGAGTTTAGTCCTAAGTGGGCACACTTTAGAGACTTAGGTGCCGGCATAGACAAAGTAGCAGGCGGACACATAAGCTCACACCTATATGGACAATACTTTGATCATATGAAAGGTAAACGTAAGACTAAAGGAAGTAGTCCAGAAAACAAGTATAATAAGCAATAATGATAGAAAATTTAACACAATTAAGTTGAATTGTTAATAATTTGAGTTAGGGTAATGTAGCTTGTAGGTAGTTGTAGAGCAATTGGTAAGATGATTTATGAAATGTGGCCACCCCACCTAAGTCGTTGAAAACCTTAGATTTATTGTCCTTCCATGGTCTAAAGCCTCTGTCGCCATGGTTCTCCACTGATTTCGGACAGCTTTTCTACCATTCTTCTACCGTGATTTAATCTGGATAAGCCACATTGGAGGCATTTTGGATAGTCATACGGATGGTTACACCCTCTTCCCATTGTTCTTACAGTATAACATACTTGGGGCCAGAAGTCAACCCCTAATTCAACCAAAAAACGGTAAAGAAACCGTGAGAAATGGTAGGCCAGAGGTTGATTTTTTTCTAATTTGATGTTATACTAGAGATAATGGCCGGGGGCGTCCTACTACGGTGGGAATTGGTGGGCAGGGAGTTGCTTT